ACCCGAAGAGCAAGGGTGGCATTATCAGTCGTGAGGACGCCCAAGTGGCCCCGAAGATCAACAAAGATTACGGAACATACGTTCCTGAGCAGTGAAAAAAAAGGGGGGTTTCGGCCCCCCTTTACTTTGGATCCAACTGGATCTATATTGGCGATCTCGTTCTCCCCCCGGCGTGGGAGATAAAAACAATGTCCGTTTCATAATCGGCCCGGTGCTCGATGATGGAAACTCTCTGAAAGGAGAATCCCGTCATGGCGAACACATTCGCGCCCAACGGTTTCTTGCAGTATCAGGGTGGCGCTGGCGGCGCTCCGACGTTCGCCCAGTCACCCCGTAAAATCGCTTCCGGCAATGCCACGGCAATCTTCACTGGCGACCCCGTAATGCCCGTCATTGGCTCTGCCACTGGCTACATTACTCAGGGTGCAGCCGGTACGACTGTTCTCGCTGGTATCTTCGTCGGTTGTAAGTATCTTTCGACCTCGCAGAAGCGCGTTGTTTGGTCGGCTTATTGGCCGGGTTCGGACGCGACCAACGACGTTGAAGCATATGTGATCGATGATCCAAACGCTCGCTTTGTTGTTCAGTCTTCTGGCACCGGCTTCCCAGTCACGGGTACGCTCGCTGCTCAGACCTCTGGCGTTCAGGGTCAGTACGCACAGTTCACCATTGGTACAGGTTCAACCGCCACTGGCCGCTCTGGCGCTTACATCTCGGCTGTTGGCACCACGGTTACCTATCCATTCATTGTCGTTGATTATGCTGTTAGCTTTGCTAACGGCGGTGATCCAACCACCCAGTATTGCAATTTGATCGTCGGCTTCAACAATGAAGTCTGGCGCACAAATGGCGCTGGCCCAACCGGCATCTCGTAAGGAGTGATGAATCATGGCTGTTAATCTTTCACAGATCAAGGATCTTCTCCTCCCCGGCCTTCGCGGTGTCGAAGGCAAGTACGAGATGATCCCGTCCCAGTACGACAAGATCTTCACGAAGCACGACTCGAAGATGGCCCTCGAACGTACCGCTGAAATGCGTTACCTCGGTCTGGCCCAGCTCAAGACCGAAGGTGGTCAGACGGCGTTCGATTCGGGTTCGGGTGAACGTTTTGTGTACAACCAAGAGCACACGGAAATCGCACTTGGTTACGCGATCACCCGCAAGGCGATCGACGACAACCTTTACAAGACCCAGTTCCAGCCTTCCAACCTCGGCCTGATCGAATCTTTCCAGCAGACCAAGGAAATCTACGGTGCAAACCTCCTGAACACGGCAACGACGTACAACGCAGCAGTTGGCGGCGACGGTGTGGCACTTTGCTCCACGGCGCATCCAATTGACGGTTCGACCGTCGCCAACACCCCAACGACGCAGGTCGATCTCAACGAAGCCACCTTGCTGAATGCAATGATTGCAATCCGCACGAACTTCCGCGATCAGGCCGGTCTGAAGGTCTTCGCCCGTGGCCGCAAGCTCATCATTCCTCCGCAGTTGGAGCCAGTTGCAATCCGTCTTCTGAAGACCGAATTGCGCCCAGGCACTGCAGATAATGATGTCAACGCGATCATGACGACCGCAGGTGGCTTGCCAGAAGGCTATATGGTCAACGACTTCTTGACGTCGCCATATGCTTGGTTCTTGCTCACCAACATCGACGGCCTTGCCTATATGGAGCGCGTAAAGTTCGAAACCGATATGCAAGTCGATTTTGTGACCGATAACTTGTTGGTCAAGGGCTATGAGCGTTATTCGTTCGGCTATTACAACTGGCGTTCGATTTACGGTTCGTTCCCAACCTCGTAAGGAGAGCGTACTATGGCTATTGACGCATTTACCGGTCCAATCATTACCTTTGGCCAAAGCGCCCTAGGTTCTGATTACAATCCAGACATCGGTGGCTCGTCCCTGTTTTCTTCAGGGGCGGGTATCCTCGATCCTCGTGCGACCTATACCTACCTTCCCGGCGAAGCTCAGGCTGCGTTGGATTTTGGTTGGCTTGGGTTTGACAACATCACGACCCTGAGTGCGGTGCCATATTCGGCGGCAGCGGCGGCAATTGTCGCCTCTGCCAACCCGACTGGTGCAACTCTCATTCTGGTTAACACATCCTCGTCCACGACTGGCGTTTATTATTCCACGAATTTTGTTCGTGCGGATACTGGCGCAACTGACACGGTTTTGGCGCTCGATGCTTATGCATCGGTCACCGGATCCGTTACGAATGGTGTTCTGACAGTCACGACCTCCACCAACCAGATGCCAATTGGCCCCGGTATGGTGATTTTGACTGCAGCTGGCACGGTTTCACAGGGCACTGTGGCTGGTAGCCAGATTATCTCGCAACTTACGACGACCGGCACTTATTCGACGGTTTCGCAGGGGCAGACAGGCACCTATCAGCTTAACAACAATCTGACGGTTACTTCTGGTACGATTACTTTGGCTTACCAGACGCCATCTCAGTGCGCTGTTCCAAACAATGCTCAGACGCCAAGCATGGCCAACTGGAGTCCAATGGCTCTTCTTGGTCGCGCAGTCAGCGTTACGGCAGCTGCTTCGGCAACCTACGCAACCGCGACGGTCAACGGCTATGATATCTATGGATATCCAATGTCGGAAGCTCTCACGATCTCGGCAGGTTCTGTTGTTACTGGCAGAAAAGCGTTCAAGTACATCAAGTCTGTGGTGCTTTCGGGCGGCACGGCTGATACGACCCACGCTTATTCGGTCGGCACGGCTGACGTGTTTGGTCTTCCACTTCGTTCGGATACGTTCGGCGATATCATTGTCAATTCGGCCAGCTCGCTGGTTGCTTCGACCTTGATCACCGCTGCAACGAATTACCTTCCTGCTGATCGCACCACGCCTTCAGCAACGACGGCAGACGTTCGTGGAACCTTTGCTGCTACGTCCAGCAGCGGAGCAAATAAGCTGACCATTCGTCAGTCCCCGCAGGCCTACAACATCCCATACACGGCGGGCTTGTTCGGGCTTACCCAGTATTACAACTTCTAAGGAGTGAGCCATGAAGGGTCACAAAGGTCACCATCACGGTCATGTTGAACATGGCGTGCACCACAAGCACCCACGCGCTGAACACAAGAAGGGCGGCAAGGTCGAAGGTCACTTCGATCATGATGAAGCTCCTTCGGACGTTTACGAAGGTGCCAATTCGCATGTTGTCAAGGAAGCCAAAGAGCGCAAGCACGGCGGCAAGGCCAAGCACAAGCATCATGTCGGTCATCACGAAGGTCACATGGGTCATCACCGTGCTGACCGCGCCCCACGCAAGTCGGGCGGTCGTGCAGGTTCGAACATGAACCCGCTTTCGTCTGCTCACCACGGGACGGAGCCTAAGGGCCACCACTCGTTTGAGCCTGAAGAGCGCTAAAAAGCTGGGGGGAGCTTCGGCTCCCCTTTTCTTCATTGGAGACTGTTATGACAGCAGCATGGACACGTTCTGAAGGTAAATCGCCATCTGGTGGACTTAATGAACGTGGCAGGCAGTCTGCCCGCGCTGAAGGTCATCATTTGAAGGCTCCGACCAAGGATGCGGATAATCCGCGTCATACTTCATTCTGTGAACGGATGACGGGCGTGAAGCGCAAGATGACTGGTGCTGCTGCTGCCGCCGATCCCGATAGTCGTATTAATAAATCGCTTCGCAAGTGGGGTTGCTGATGTCTGACAAACCATTCTGGGACAAACAGCTTCCCAAGGGCCATCACACGAAACATTTATCGCACAAGCAAGAGCAAAGTGCCAAAGCAAGTGCAAGGGCCGCAGGTCGGCCATATCCTAATTTGATCGATAACGCCGCTGCGGCACGGAAAAAAGGCAAGTAATTATGTCAACTCTCAACCAAACTGGCGTCGTATGGGATTCGATCACCAAAAATGGTAAGTTTGAGCTATTTGAGCTGCAGGTGGCCCGTGGGCAGATCACCAATCATTCAGTGCTCAATATTTTTGGGTATCAAACGTCTGTGACGACTGCCGTTATCCCGGTTTGGGAAAATGCTTCGACGTATACATACCCAACGGCCGCTCTGGCCATGACGTATGCAAGCACGTCAAACGAAACCTTGACCATGACAGTCAATGGTTTGGATGCAAATTATGCAATTGCCACAGATACCGTGACGTTTTCTGGCGGAACATCCGGCACAGCCACCAATGGAACGGCATTTTTCCGCATCAACAGCATGATTATAACCAGCACCGCAACGCTTGGCGGAACAAATGCCGGTCAAATCACGGCAAAGAATGGCGGCACCACTTATGCCCAGATCAATGCTAACGTTGGTAAGACGCAGATGGCGATTTATACCGTTCCTGCCGGGTATTCGTTCTTCCTGAACCGTATTGATGTGTTTGCATCCAATCCATACACGTCTGCCAATAACTTGACCTTTATTAATTGGCAGCAGTCGGGCTTAACAAACGTTGCTTACAACATTGCTCAATCGCCATTTACGAGCATTTTGGACATTCATCGCCAATATCCTTTGGTATACAATGAAAAAACTGACATTCAGTTCCGGGTAAGCACTAGCGCCGGAACATATGCAGTTGGCGCTTTTGGCGAAGGCGTTTTGGTTGCCAATGCTACCAATACCGCATTCTAAGGAGCCAACATGGCCACGAGCGGCACCTATGCCTTTAATCCATCACTTGGCGAGCTGGTGCTGTATGCATACAACTTGTGCGAGATCAGAAACACGTCGATTGCACAAGAACACATGCAGTCGGCGCGTATAGCGTCGAACCTGCTTCTGGCCAATTGGGCCAACCGTGGCGTTAATCTGTGGGCTGTGGATCTGGAAACAGTCCCCTTTGATCAATCCCCAACGATCCTGACGGTCACGGGCGATGGCACAACCACGACATTGACCTATGCTACGCCGAATACGCCTGTATATACAGTTGGCCTGCAGATCACCGTGGCAAGCACGGGTGTTGTTGACGGGGTGCAGACGGTCATTGC